ACGTGTTTACCGTGATTCGTCAGATCTTTGATACGTTGTAAGATCTTTCTCTTAAAATTAATCGAAGATTCTTCCCCAGCCATCGTTGCCTCCTGGACACCAGCGGTGCTTAAGCATTGCCTTGGTATAAATGGTCTTCTTACCATTTGTTACTGGACCAGTGTAATTATCATTACATGAACCATATGGATCATTGCAATAGTAACCTTTACCATCTGGAGTCTTACCGATGACTACAACCATGTGCCCACCAGTAGGAGAAGATAAAGAACCACGATGCAAGATACCAATAACAACAGGTTTCCCAGCATCAAGACTCTTATCAATATCAGCAAAAGAAAGATTGTAACTAAAGTGTGACTTAACTCCATAACCTGCCAGAACCTTTGTCTGTACCGCATGGTCAGTCGTATCACCAATCGCAAATACTTTCTTAACATATTCATCGTCGCCTTTGATGCTTCCTGGCTTGAGGAAAGCAAGGCACATAGCACACGATGAACTGTTGCAAGTTCTATGTGCATCTCTGTAATTGTCTACTTGGTTGAAATAAGGAACTGCTAGAACTTCTGGAGTGGGTGGTTTTGTTCTGAAAATCCCAATCCAATCGGTTTCTGAATCATCAAGGAACTGAGCAGGTAGGTTATCCTCTAACCATTGAACTGCTGCTACATGATTTGAATTGTTTTCGTCGTAATACTTGAAAAAGTTGTGAAGATCAAGAGTCATCTTCTTCTCCTATAAACTCTAATGAGAAAATATCATGATCTAAAATTTCTGGATTCAACCATTCACTAAATTCAGATTGAATCGCATGGGCATCTTCAATATTTTCTTCACATAGAGTATGAATCCGATCAATCGCCCAATCATGAGTTTCCTGAAGTGTCTTTTCCAAAGTTTCCATAATCTTTTCGCATGTAGCGTCCTAGGATATTACTATTGTAATACGCTGGCGTTCCATCGTCAAGAGACTCTTTCAACACATTATTTAGGAAAAGTTGTTTTGTTTCCTCATAATTACATTCTCCTTTTGTTCTATGGAGGCTAAGTATTGTTCTGTCGAAGGATGTTTTTCCCCAAAGGTTAACGTCTTCTTTGAGTTCTGGACACGAACCATAATAGCGTTTCCAATCTGATTCCGTTCGAACTCTTCTAGTCTTTCCTGGCGGCTTGCGGAATGACCAGAAATATTTTCTACCAATATAACTACGACCAGTTTTGTTGCAATGAATATGATATACAAAACCAAAATAATCTTGAATATCATCTGACTCAAAAATTTCCCCATTGAATCTCCAGGGATTATCATAACTCATATTATAGAATCTTTATGAGCTATTATTTATCTTCAACGGAGACAAACCTAGTCTAGCAATAAAAAAGAGGGTTGTCAACCCTCTGAGAATTATGTTAGACTCCTGGAAGAGTAACTCCAGATCCACCTAATCGTTTTACTGCAGATCCTGCCGCTTGAGATTCAGGACCAGTTGTTCCCTTTTGAAGTTTTGCTGCCTTTTCAATTCTCTGTAGGCGTCTATGAACGTCTGGATTAATTGGATCAGGCATAATACCTTCTACAATATGCTGAACTGTTTCAGCAGACATTTCCATCATTACATAAAGAGCTTCATCTAAGGTATCTACGTGCCCCTGTGAAAGGAGATACTCTAAAACAAGATCAAAAGCATCATACTGTTCTTTAACACCAAGTACGTTCTTAGTTCTCTGAGACATTAGTTTAGTAGCAGCGGGAGAATAGGAAGAACCACCAGAAAGTCTGGATTGTGCTTGAGGAGCGATAGGAGTTGGAGGACCAGAGTATCCTGGTTTTTCACTTCCAGGTGCTTGAGGGGCAGGTCTTAAAGCACGAAGTTCAGCAGCCTGCTTTGCCATGTCACTTTGACCGGTTCCAAGTTGCTGACCAGTTGGACTTACTTTCTTAGCAAGAGTGTCCTTATACTTAGCCTTCCAAATCTCCATACCCATATCTCTTACCTTCGCCATCTGAGCAGGATCTTTACTCTGTCTAGCAGCAGATGCAGCAGCCATATACTTAGAAACCTGATCAGAAGGTTTTATTGTTCCTGGTGCTGGTTTTGTTGGAGCAGGTTTTGTTGCTTCTGGTTTGGGAGCAGGTTTTGTTGCTTCTGGTTTGGGAGCAGGTTTTGTTGCTTCTGGTTTGGGAGCAGGTTTTGTTGCTTCTGGTTTGGGAGCAGGTTTTTGTTGTTGCCTTGATGCTACTGTTGATGCAGTCTGCCAACCATACTTATCACCAGTATATTTAATTTCTCCAACACCAGGTAACTTCACAGTTTCTCCAGTTTTTCCAGGAACTTTTTGTTGAGCTTGCATTACCTGATCAAGAGACTTCCATCCAGATCCAGTCCAATATCTGCCTTGTTTATCTCTTTGACCTACTTTAGGATTCGCCATTATCAAAAACCTCTCATTCTTTCATCTTTTTTAAGACCACCTTGCTTAACACCTTCTATACCACCCTTTACAGCACCAGTTACAGCTCCTGAAATTCCAGATCCAGTTTTAAGGGCAATATCTGCAGCTTTTTCTGGGTTTGTTACAGTAGCTCCACCAATAATTGATGTAGCAACTCTTCTCTTCCCTCCAGCAGATTGACCAAGACCAAATCCAGTAATTTTACTTCCAGCTTTCTTAGCTAGTTCTACTGCTTTAGGTCCATATTTTGCAACACCTTGTCCCAACTTATCCCAAATACCTTCGTCTAATAGTTCTCTACTATTAATGATATTTCCTTCTATTAATCCTTCTTCTACCATAATATTATACCACTCGATCATAAGAAGTTCATTATGCTGTTCCTCAGTTAAAACTTCAGAGTAGATACTTTCATACAAAGAATTAATATCTCGCATCTGTTTTGATGATAAGTGTGACATTTTTTAAATAATTTCTATTTAAAAATATTTATAAAAAAAATGGGCATTAACCCATCTATATTATGTGAAACTAAAAAGTATTTTAATGCATATAACAACAAGAGCAATAAATAAAAACTCTTGAAATCTAGAAAGTTTTGAAAATGGTTGCCATTTTACAAACTTTTTCCAAAAGATTTTCATAATAAAATAAGATATGGTTTCCCATATCATTCTAGCATAGTCCTAGAAAAATTTCACCTATTTAGAGGTCTGATCTGGGCAGGTTTTCCAGAAACGTCAGTTTTTCCTGATGGTATAAGACTTGTATATCTTTGCATTTGCGCTTGCCTTCTTTGTTGTGCAAGTCTTTTAGCAGCAGGTGCTAATACTTCGGTTCCAAGTGTTGCACCAACGGCGGCAGGTCCTGCAACACGACCAAGACCAATTCCAGAGGTTGTAACATCAACTGCTTTTCTTACGATGGGATTATTCCCACTTGCTTTTTTAATAACCTCACCAGCAGCCATTGCACCGAAAGAACGTCCAGCTCCCTTTAATGAAGATTTAATATCTAACTCATTTAACTGATATGCCTGCTCACAAAATTGTTGAAAGGTTTTCATTTGTTTCCTCCTTTACCCTGAGATCTGCTCCAATTACCATAAGCTTTACCAGCATCAGTTACAAATTTACTAAATGCCTTTCTTGTATCTGAAGGAACCGCAGATCTTATAGAATATGGAACTGCTTTTCTGATATTTGACTGTAAACCTTTTGTAGTTAATTTCTTAGTTGGATCACCAGTTAAAGCTCTGTACGCCTTACTACCAAGTTCAGCTCCTGCAGTATATCCAGCAATACCACCAGCAACTGACCCAGGGACACCAAGAACACCGCCTGCAGCACCACCTAAAGCGCCTCCAGCCAATGCTCCTAGCGCCCTAGCAGCTCCTGCACCTAATGCCCTTTTCTTACTTGCCCCCGATGCTCTAGCAGTATCATATCCAGACTTTCCTTCAAAACCAGCACCAACAACGCCAGCAGCCTTTCCAACATTGCCTAGAAGTTTAGTAGCAGATGCAGCACGAGCAGCAGATCTAGCCGCCTTTCCAGCAGTTTTAGCAGTTTCTTTTGCTGCTGCTTTTTCTGCACTACTAAGAGACTTCAATGCAGTATTTGAAACTTTTGAAGGTGCTGCAGATTTTACTA